AGATCGATTGACCCAGAAAAGGATATCGTTCCAACCTCGCTATCCTTTGTACACGTGCCATCCATTGTGGTTGTGTCGATTGTTTCGGCTGCCTCATCCAGTGTAAAGCCCGTCAGTTCGATAATATCATTCCCGCCGATACTGATCACCCCTTCATCACCCGTGAAATTCATGCGCTATGCTCCTGTTTGGCTTTATCAGAAAAGGCGGCATTAAACGCTACAGCTCCTTTTGTTAAAAGGCCAGATCCTTCATAGGTGAATGATTGCTGAACCATACCATCCGATTCAACCGGTGTGCTAATCCCGGTTATCAATGCCGTACCGGAATACTCACGTAAACCGGATGTATCGCCTCCTGGATACATCTTGAGTATGACTAGCTGACCTGTATCGAGTGCGCCCTCCATATTGGCAATACCGGCATCCCCTGGGTCATAAAACACGTCAATCGTACCCGACCAGGACGACTGACCCGCTTTGATCTCTTTAACAGCACCGGCACCCAGGACAGATGAATCGATCGCACTCAGTGCTTGTTCTATCGTAAAACCGATCAGTTCAATAATCTGGTTTGCCGCTGTAATAACGACACCTTGACAGCCTTTTGTTTTCATAACTTATACTCCTGTTTCGGGATCATCACTGATAACTGAATAGATAACGCTGTATTTCATAAGACCGATTAACGATTTTTTATCGCCGCTGTCTTCATATTCTACTTCGAACGATTCATAGCCTATTGACTGAAAAAATGAGCCGACACACTGACCACCGAGTAATGTCTCAACCTCGACTGCCAAACTATCCAGGATATTATCGATATCAACATTGCCCTGAACATATAATTCAATCGATAATTCTAGATCCCGGCTCGATATTGTTGGACTTCCCATAGTCAAAACAAGATTTTCCTCTTGCTTTGTATAAATAATAATGGCCGGTACGCCATCACGTTCAACCGGTGAAAGCCTGGACGTGTACACGCGCCCTGCTGCAGCCGTGTTGTTCAGTAACAAGCCCTGAATATATTCTCTGATCTGTTGTCTAACATGCATTATATTCTCACCAGTTTAATGCGTGAAATACCGCTATTGCTTGGCTTGACTTCAACAACGGAAAAGTTTTCTATTCCAACCTTGACCGGGTCACTGTGTTTAATCCCTAACACATCAGCTGTTTGACAGATCAGTAAGATTTCAGCGCCTTCGACCTGGGCCGTGCCAATGGGAATAGGCTCGTAAAAATCAGTAAGAATCGCAGTGATTGTCTGGCCATTAACTGTGACTGGTTGCGCAAGCTCCTGGTCTACAAAAAAAACAGATAAATCATTGCTTATCGGGATCTGTGTCATTTTCGCATTCACCATTTGCTATCTTGATATCTTTGATCAGCGCGTCATTTTCGTAAATAAAAGCACCGTCCGAAAATATCACCATGCTACACGCGCTGACCCACATTAAAAAAATCACAGCGGCGGCAAAAATATATCTTTTGTTTTTAAGCCGCCGCTGCATACGCCAATATCGCTATTATTTTGTAGCGTTAGCAATAACAGGATCCTTCTTTTCAACCTTGCGTGACAGCTTTCTGGCAGCTGCCTTATTCGCTGCAATACGTTCATCAACCAGCATTTGTATTGCTTTCGCTGTATCATCTGCCGCCTTTGCGGCAACAAAGGCCGTTCCAGCTAGTGTATCGACTCGCTGCATACCACGGAATTCCAGCGCCCTTGCACCGGCATCGATGCGTACTTTGAACGTTACGCCGTCACGTGTGAACGGATCATCCGTTTCAAGGGTTGGCGCGTTATTGCCATCCAGGAATGCGACCTCAATAGTTTCTGATACATTTTTGCTGGTTATTGCATAATACGAATCAGCGTCAAATGTTTGTAAGCGGTGATCAGAAACGACTGTTGCCATGCCCTTGTATGGATTGGGTTCTTCTGTTCCGGCTGTTGCTGTTGGATCAAATGGCGCATTCATGAACTTAATCATTTGTGACTCAAGCTCAGTCGGCATCAGGAAGAACCCAACACGTAGGCCGAGTGTTGCCTTTCCGGATGGATCTTTGACCAGAGCTAAGGCCAGTTTAATGGCTTCGATATCCGCCGCATCAACACCCGCTACTGCTGACACAATCACATTGTTATGATTGATCGCGTCAAAAATTGGGAAACCATCCTGATCCATTGCCGCATTCCCCGTCAGGATAGAATAGGCCAGATCTCCGACCGTCCGCGATGCAGCGCGGCCCATTGCATTTGGAATGCCGGCAAGACCTGATATATCATCGTTGATCAGTGCCTGGCGTGAAATATCAAACAGCTTTCCATAAGTTGCTAACTGAATATGCTCTGACAGGTCAGAGAATGTCCCAGACGTATAATCAGCCTTATCCGGTACGATTGGCAACACATCAAACGCAGATAAATTCGGACGCCCTGACAATTTGAAATCGGCAAGGTTGCCGACCTTTGACCACTGCAGCCAGGTTTCGGGTGTTTCCTCGTAACCGAGCTGCATAGATTTGTTTGAAATATTTTCCAGGATACCGGGAAAATCAACAACGCCGTGAACATGTGATACTCGCATTGACAGTGCATTGCCGATTATATCCATGCGTGATCCGTTTGTTTTGATGCCGGCTCGCTGCAGACAATGCCTGGCGATCTCCACAATCGACAACGAATAAAACTCATTCGAGCGGATATTTGCAATCACTTTATCATCGCGTGATACATGCGATTTGACTTCTAGTGATTCAATAACACCTTGGCGAAATTTGTCGCCTTCATCAACCGATCCAAATGCAGACAGGCTACCTACATCAACCGCATTACGGCTGATCAGTTCAAGTAATTCTGTTCGCGCGGTATCGGCTGTTGCTTCATGGTCTTCGATCATGCGGGCTTTAAGCACGTCATAAGTGCCGCCAGCATAATGTGAAAAGACAGTATTAATGCTTTGCAGGCGTTTCGTTTCTGCTTCACGATATTCTGCAATAGCATCGGCTTTGATTTTTTTAACATCTTCTGGCATGTTTGCGCTCTCCTGGGTTTTGTCAATGCTACGATTTATACCTGCTTTAATATCGGCGGGAATAGTTACAATGCTGGCCTCGATAACTGTCCATTTGTCAAGACGAAAACCACCATCAACCTCGACAACCTCATCCCCTCGATAGCGGATCGATATGTCTTTTAAAAATCCATCGTCCATATCCTTTTTGATTTCGGTTGCCTGGCTGTTATTGCTCAGTGTGATATCACCACGAAGTGTTTGGCCGTCCGTTTTCAGGTTATCAACCCGGCCGATAATATCATCTGTATTATGATTATACAGAAGCGGTAAGCCCTGATCTGAACGCTCGAAATTAATCGCGCCCTTATCATGATTTAACTGTTCCGTAAACCAGCCACGCTGTAATACTACATTTGTTGATAAAGCAACCTGACGAAAAACACCGGCTTCTTGTGAGTCTGTATCGAGACGCTGCGAAATAAATTCGGTTTCTGATCTTTCGTAAACTTTCTTTTTAGCTTTCATCTGTTATGGCCTCGACGTCGCTGGTTGTGGCTGGTTGGCTTTCTGTCTTGACTGGCTTGAATGTATCGTCCTGAATTTTTTTATCTGTCTCGACCGGATCCCCGCCGCGCTGCCTGATCACATCAACCCGCGCACGTATGCCATTATCAATTGCAATGACATCGGCCTCGATTTCTTTTTTTGGATCAATCCACGGCTGCAATACGCCGCGAATATCGACTGAGTAAAGTGTGCTGACATCAACCGTTTGCGGAACAATAACCGAACGGCTCATCAATGCCATATCCAGTAGTTCGTTATACATCGGCCTGACTATCATCGAGACAAAATACTCGCGTAGCTTTTCATAGCCGGGTAAATCATCAGTAGATTGCTGGCGCTGTGCTGAATAGGAACCATCATAATTTTTAGACAGGCTCGCATAACCTGTGCCGGTTCCCGCTGCGACTGCTTTTAACTGTCCGTTGCGAAAGTCAGTCAGTCCGGTATTGGGCCGGTCGCTGCTGATCGTTCCGACCTCCTCCCCTGGCAACAGATCGTCAAAGATCATGCCCGGTGACATTTGGAATTCACGATTTTTTGCAGGATCTGGCGTTCCGACTGCCTGATCAATTAAAACATCAGGCGATTTTTTAATGTAGCCTGTCATGCTTGCTGCAACCTGAGCGGCTATCCGTTCAGACTCCTCGTAATTTTTTAGATCATCTAGCCTGGTCAATACACCGTGCAACATTGAGACGCCACGAACCTGTGTAAAACGGCGCGAGAATTTAATATGAAAAATGTTTTCTGCCTTCACGCGTTTCGTGTTTTCTTTTCGCGTTAGAAGTGATAACCGGACGCCTGGTTTTGACTTGAGAATATAATAAGCAATCGGTCGATTCCAGTCATTCAATTCAATGCCCTGAATTATCTGCTTTGGAGTGGATTCATCAAGATCCATCGGGAGCATATCTGCTTCGATTAATTCAAGTGAATAGGGAACCGATGTTGCGTGTAGCAGCTTAGGTGTTAGGCCCGCAATTCGCTGTATAAACATTTCACCATCGCGCAACCAGGCGCGGCAAATCTGGCGCATCATTTCGTTGTAGGGAAGTGTACGCGATGCCTCCGGTCTGACCTTCCACGCATCGAACATTGTGGCAATACTGGCATTGAATTCTGTTGCCAATGTTCCGTCTTTATTTTTTACCGTAGGACTGACCGGGATGCCAGCACCAACAATCTTGTTAACAAGTGTATCAAGAATGCCGATAACCAGATCATGATTATCATCAAGGTAACGGGCATAGTCGCGCATGTTCTTTGCGCCCTGGCGCACTGATTCATTACTTGACTGGGAAGCTCTAAAAG